AACTCCTCAGACATCTCGTTCTCGCCGGTCTCTTGGCAGTCGAATTCTTCCATGCTGAAATACTTAAACATCACTTCTTCCTTAAGTTCATTAACTTGTCAGCACCGCGTATGCCGAAGCTCGCGCTTACTGCTAAAAACAACAAATACTGGTACCACTCGGGCAAGGTATCGAGTGCGGCAAACGCCATATCAACTCGCTCAATCACAGCCACGTCGTCCATAGCTATCGCGTAGCCGATCATGAAGACTGGAGCCGCTAGTACAAGGGTCCAGAATTCGTCTTTCCAGCTCGATGACGACGCATCGGCCATCTTGGACTCCCACTCAGCGCCGTTAGCGATGACCTGCATCTTGGCTTGGTGGCGTAGCTTCTTCTCTTCTGCCTTGTTTTGCAGGTAACCAGAAGCGAGATCGGCGACTGGCCCTAGTAACATTTTCAGCATAGTGCCTCCTACAGCTGGTTGTAGATCGGAACAATCCGATCCTTCAGTGTCTTACTGACGTTGAAACCGTTCTCCAAAGCTGTGTCGATAGTCTCAGCAGTTGGGCCTAAGAACGGCAAGGCCGCTCCCGGTATAACGTAGCCTGTACCCCACTCGATGTTCTGGTGTGACATTGCTCCTAGCGTCAGCGGACCTAAGAAACCTGACCGGTCAATGATCTCGCCTGCGTACTCAGGCCAGTCCATACGGTCAGAACGGAAATACTTATCAGATGCGTCTACGCCCGGTAGGAGCCATGCCAGACCATTCTTTGCGTATTCACGCAACTCCATTGCGAGCATAGCTAGAGGCATTGTTGCGACCGCTGTCAGGGCAAAAACCGCTGCAGTAGCTGTCAGGTTTGCTAAAGGGTCGCCTGTCTCTTTGCTACGGCTTTTCGCCTCGCGCATAGCACCGCCGATAATTACTTTGTAGTAAGAGTAGAGGTAAGACTTGAGCTGCCAGATCAGTGCCCAATGTGGGTCACTAGCCCAGATAGGTCGCTCAGCCGCGTTAGGTCTAAGGATTGAAGACTCAGTAAACCGCTGTAGCCCCTGCTTTACCTTCTTCCCTTCCGGGGTGTCTAGTCGTCTCCCGCTCTTCTCCCAAGCGAGCACATCCTCTCGTGTTAGCCCTAACTCGTCTAAGTATCGCTCAGAGCGTGGGTTATCGAACTCATTCTGGGCATGCTTGAGTATAAACCGTGTGCCCATCTGAGCGGCAAATTCACGGGTAAACTTGGTGTAGAAGTCCAAGCCAATCATACGGAAGAACGTATCCGACATTTGTCGAACGCGAGGGTCCATATAATCTTGCTCAGCTTGTGTAACCCAAGCGTTTGCAACGGTCTCGTGCGTAATTACGCCAAGATCGCGGGCAAACTGATTAGCCTCCTCCCGGTTAGTAATCGTCGCGCCGATCGCCTTGAACGCAGTAGTTACGTCACTGAACTCTTTAGAGTTAATCAGTGGGCCAGCCAGTTCTGGTAACGACGCAATCGTTGCGAACGGCAGGATTGTCACGAACTGCAGGAACTGACCATAGCTGTTTACTTTGCGCCAGAACGGGCTAAGTGGCTCACGCTGGTACCCAAGGTAGGCGCTGATAATTTCTTTCGCGACTTCTTGGTCGTTGTCTTTGAGCTTGCCCAAGCGCTCTTGCAAGATGTCCTTGCCATTCGCATCCTTTGTCGCATTGTTCCACTCGACGCGCTTCACAACGTGGCGAATGTACTGCACAAACGAATCGGCTGGCGGCTGCAAGAACCCTGCTTGTTGCATAACCTCACGATCAATGTTCTTAGTAAGAAGCAGTGCTTCCTCGACGCCCGATGCAGGGTCAGTCGGGTCGATCTTTATAGGCTTATCGTCCAGTAACGACTGGTTGTACCGCTCTAAGTTCTTTACTGCGCGAGTAGCAATCGTTCGATTTAGCTCTGGGTTATTAGCCAGCAGTAGGTCTATGAACGCGTCAGGGTTATCTGCTATCGCCAAGAAGTTCAGCACAACCGGGAAGTAGTTGTCTTGCTTACCAATGTCCGTGTTTGAAGGCGCGATATAGTCGTCGTAGACGTTCTTATCGAGGAACTGACGTACCTTTTGCGCTAGAGGTGATAATTCCGACGTAGCTTTCGATGTCGCTGCCTCTTTGAGTGCAGCTTGCACCTGTGGCTCACCGAACAGCCCCACTTCCTTTTCGAAATCATTCTGGAACTCGTCGACCTTTCTAGCCGCCTGAGCAACCATGCCCAATCGCCCATCTTTTCCGGCCTGCTGTGACCGGACGTAAAACATGTCGGCAATCTCGTTACCAGCGTACATACGCATGACGCCGTCTGCCGTCATAAGTACTTTCAGGATAGGCTTCACGCGTTTGTTGTACTTGAGGTCTCGGATACTCTTGCGCCAGTGTGCTGCCAGAGCCTCGCCGTCTTTTTTAACAATCGCCCTGTTAACTTCTTGCACCATAGCCTTGCGGACAAAGGATGACCCTTGCGCAAACTGCGGCGTAAGCTTTTTAGTCTCAACCACTGCATCGATGTACGTCTCGAACTCTTGGCTTAGCTTACGCCCGAACCGCGTACGGACGTTTTGCGATAACGCTCTGTACAGCTTGCGAAGTCTATTTGCTACGCCCTTGAAGTGGCGGTCAGTTAGGCTTCTAGCTTGACGCTTTACATATCTCTTTCCGGCCCACTTCGCGACGTTGTCTGCGTACCACTCCTCGAAACCCAGCTCCTTGCCGTACAGATCAACATAGCTGTTGTATTTACCATCCCTCTTGAAAGTCCTGAACAGCCGGTCATATAACGCCTCGTTTGAAAGAGAACCATTTAGCTCCTCTCTAAACAAAACGTGACCTAACTCGTGCGCCATGATCAAAGCGTTCTGCAACTGATTGTCGCTCTCTTTGATAATGACAATAGGCGAGCCATTTGGCGGGAATATTGTGCGCCCACGGAACTTGTCTTGGTCTTGAATGGCCTGAAGTACCTGCTGACGAGTTGTATAGTCGGGTATCAAGTCAGCAAGCGCTGGCTCAGATAGCCCCTCTAGTGTCTGTAGCGTGAAGATCTTCGGAGCCGAGCTAAACTTCAGCTTAGCTAAAAGATCTTTGACTAACTCGACAACAATAGGATCTGTGATCCCAGCTACGTTTTCGGTGGGTCCGGTCTGTGGAGCTGTGCCAGCGCGGCGATCAGGGGCGATGTCGTCGCGGGGGTCGCCCATCATCTGCTCGACTTCGTTCTCGCCTGCTTGCTGCTCAACTTCAGTAGGGTCAAACTCGCTGCTTCTGCGCTCTACATCGAGGCCAAGCTCGTCTCCGAACCGTCTCTGTATTGCGTCTGCTTGCTCATCTGTCGTTACGTCCTGCCTAAACGCAATACGGTTATCGTCGTAACGTTTACCTTCGGCAGTAACGTCGTAGACGACCATCGTGTCTGTATCGTTAGGAATGGTCTGCTCGGTCCTTAGCAGTTCCTTCAGACCAACGACCTTGCCGTCCAGTATTGTTGCAGGGACATTCATCGAGTCAGGAATCTGATTACCTACCTCGAAGAACGACTGGCCTCCGATCTGAACCTGATAGCCTTCAAGCTGTAGATCAGCGAGTATCTCTTGCAGACCGCGCTGGGCTGCAAGTCTGGGTGTGCCGCCCTCGAATCCACTGCCTTCCCTTGCGTCAACTAACCGCTGTCCAGCGCGAGTCAGATCAACCAAGTTGACTTTGCTCGTTGTGCCATCTGGAGCCACAACTTCTACGGACGATCCGCGTGCGAATTTACTCTTCTTCGCTTTGGCGACTGCCCTAGGTAGGAACTCACTGAACGGAACCCGAACCTCGCCATCTTGGTCGCGCATGCGAATCAACGACTCAAAGTCGTCTCGTATGACAGAGAAGCCATCGCCCGTCTGCTCAATGGTGACAAGCGAGTTAGGGTTGGCGCGCTGCTGCTGTACTGCCTCGCGTAGAGCAGCCTCACTGATCCGCCCGAACTTAGGGTCAGCAAAGTCTGTAGGGCCAAACTCATTAATGTACTCTTGACGAGCTTGGTCGGTGTTATCGAATGTCTGGTTGGGGTCAGCCTTAGCTTGGTACGTACGGACTACCGTACGCTCTTCTGCCAGCTCACCTGAGTCGAGCATCTCCTGAAGCGTGTCCATTGACTCATCGTCGAGCATGTCTCGAACGACTGGTCCCTGCTCTTGGTCAAAGCGGGCTTTACGCTCTTCGAGTGCCTTCTCGACAGTCGTTAGGCGTACATCTCCGCCGTCTGGAGCCAGCCCCTTTGCAGCCTCAACAGCCGCGTTCAAGTTGTCTTGGCTCGTGACTTCTTCTGATACGACATTGCCACTTGAGTCTACGGCCTGCACGACAGTGTCTGCCTCTGCAGAGGCTTTAGTGGAGCTGTAACCAAGGGCGGCAGCTAAGACGTCATTTGAAGCGCGCCCCGCAACAACCTCTCGGACAATACTTCGACTAGTAGAAACAATGGTGCCTTGACCGGGGACATAGGCTGCAAAGGCTGGCGTACCGTCGACCGTGATCTGACGGACCTTATTGTCAGGCAGGTCGTACTTACGTTCGTTAGCCGCCCAAACAGCCTGCTTGGTACTAGACTCATCAACCATCGCGCGAAGCTGGGCATCAAGGTCGCGTTGTGATTCGCGAGTAGTGTTGCCCGTCATCGTATCGCCATACTGCTCACGGGTGATGTCGTTATCTACTCGCTGGCCCTGTGCTTTGTCCAGCAAGTCGCGCGCTTTGGCAGTAACGGTAGCGGCAGTATCTAAAGCACTACTAGCGGCGTCGGGCGCTGCCTCGATCGCGTTTGCTGCTACGGAACCAGCACCACCGGCTGCAGCTCCTCCAAAGAAGCCTACGAAAGCGGCTTCTGCCAAGCGCATCTGAGCTTCTTCCTGAGTAAACGTATCGTCAAGGTCAAAGCGGTTGGCAACAGCGATGCCCTCTTGTACTACTTCTGTGCCAGCTTCTATCGAGCCTGATTTTGCTGTAGTGGACGCTGCGCCCTTAGCTAGGCGCGCAAAATAACTTCCTTCTTTGACGGCCCTATCTTTTGCTACGTCGCCGATCAACTTGTAAATCGCTAGTTCACTGCCTGCGCCTATAGCGGCCTGCGGTGCAGCGACTAGAGCTGCGCGCGCTGCTTGGTCTTTGGTTAGCCCTTTTCCAGAATCCAAAGCTTCGCTGAGATTGCTGCCCGATATTGGGATGTACTCAGCGCCAAAGCCGCCAGCGAAACCACCGGCTGTTCCAGCTCGGTCCATATATCGCTTATACGCCGAGGAGTATATTTCTTCTGCAAGTTTTCTTTCGGTCTGAGACGCAGTGCCAGCTGCAGATCGCTTAATCGAGTCTTCGACTACTCTAGTAGCGGCGCGTTTGGCGGTGCCTTTTAACGCGAACTTAGCTGCTATGGCACCGACTCCATACCCTGACACGGATGTAACGGCTGAGGGCAACACCTGCCCCACGCCTTTTGACGCTTGCGTTATAAAGCCCGCCAACGTGGGGTTTTCGGTAAACTCCTCGAATGTTTCAAGTCCTTCTAGCGAGTCTTGGGCCAACGACTCTCTGACTCGTGCGCGGCGCACGGCGGCTTCCGCGTTTTCTTTGTCATCATCGAGAGTGTTTGCAAGGGCAGTAAAATACTCTACATCCGCTAAAAGCCCCTCGGCTCCAGACTGCATTCCAGCTTTGAAGGTCTCCCCGATACCTACGGGGGTCGGGGCTTCTTGGGGTTCTGCTTCTAAAACAGTTCGGTTACCCGTTCCGCCTTGGATGAAGTCATCGAATACAGTGGAGGCCACATTTAACCCTCTTACAGTCGCGAACGGGTGTTTTCAACCGCGCGCTTGCGGACAATGTTGTAGATGTTAGCGTCTATCTCTTGCAGCCCGGTCAGTGACATCTCTGCGCCCTGTACCTCTCGTCCGCCCGGACCTAGATACATAAGTTTGGTCGGGTTCTCAGGATCATCGACAATCACTCGGCTCAAGCTAAAGTCTGAAGTTTGCCCGTTTGGATCCTCTCTAAAGAAGAAGCTGTAAACGTCTTGGCCAAGCGAGGCGTCTCCGTCCGCTACATAGGCACCCACAACATTACTGACCCCGGCGCTAACGCTGGCGTCAATTAAGTCGAACTCTTCAGTTCCCGGACGGAACTCAGCAGCCTTAGATTGAAGTGCGGGCAACTCTCGAGCGAAGCGCCTTGCAGCATCAAGCGTACCTTTAAACTCGCCGGTAGCTGGGTCAAAGAAAATCTCATCGCCTTTCTTAAACACGTCGCTAGCGACTTCACCAGCGCGCCTTACGGAGGCGCTTTGGTTCGTCTTTGCGGATTCAAGCGCTGTCATTCGTGACGTTCTGTACGAGTACAACGACGCCGCTATCCTATCCCGCTCGTTGCCTATTTTGAGACGGTCTCGCTCAGACACATCAGCATCTTTAGCCGACATGCTGGCTGTACCAGTCTCAAGAAGATTTGCGTTCTCGTTTCTAAACGCTTCTCTCTGATTTGGATCTTGGGCAATGGTAGACAGCAGAGCGTAGTAACCGAGCCGCTCCTTACTAGGTAGCTTCTGGATGTCGGATGGCTTCTGAATACCTGCCTCTTGCGCTCTTTGGCGCATAACCGAGACCTGCTCTGAGCTAAATGGTAGGTCACCTGAATCAACGAGCGCGTCAATCTCTTGCTTCGACATGCCTTCAAGACGGGTGAACAACTGTGTCTCTAGCTCCTTATACGCGTCGGTCTGCATAGCTGGAGTTAGCTCACCAAGGGCGGTACGTACCTCGTCTCGCTTGGCGTTCTTCTCATCGAGCTTGCCTTGCCAGAACTCCTTGCGAGCGGGGGCTGCCTTGTCAAAGCGTGCTTGTAGGTCTGCAATCTCGCCGTCTATTTGCTGTAACGAAGCTCGATTTTCTTTGTCAACTAGCCCTTGCCGTTCGTTATACACGTCGTCTAACTGGGCATTTATTTGTTCCTGCTGAGCAGGAGTTGCGCCTTTTAATCGCGCTTCTAGCTGCGCGGTTTTGGCAGTAAGCCTAGTAATCTGTCTGGTATTTGCCCCTCTGTTTAACGACCGTATATTAGGCGTATAAGGGTTTGCACTAGTGGCTGCTTTGGCTGGAGGACTATACTCAACGACCTGATCTCGCGGCGTAGTAACAGGCGGGTTGTACTCAACGCCCATTGTTTGCGCCATATCGGTCAGAATTTCTTGGCGCTCTTGCTCAGTTTCTGTAGCAGCAAGGGCAGACCGGAACGCTCTCGCCATACCGACGTCGTTCGTCGCATCAACAGCTGTAACAACTGCAGCTTCCTGCTCTACGGCTTGAGTGCGGGAAGTAACGACCTCTCGGTTTAACCCTTCTTTCGCCATCAGCTCGGAATAGGCTCGAGCGCCCAGTGCTTTTATCCCGATCCTTGGGAACTCATTACTTATTAACCTAGCCGCATCACTAAAATCCAGAACTACAACTTCTTCGCCTTCTTGGACGCCTCCTTGCGCGGTCATCACGCCTTCGCGTCCGTCTGCGTATTTACCGCGTATGATCGCTTTTCCGGGGACTGTTGTTCGGTCGATCTCTGTGAAAGTAAAGTCCTTTGCGCGGGGAGTTTGATTTAGCACGCTCAGGCTAAACTGATCCGTTTGTCGATTAGCGCCTGAACTAAGGTCAGAAGCCAAACGGTCTACCTTTAGGTTTTGGGACTCACCGGGGCTGTAGTAACCTTGAGCATGACCGTTCGCAAAGACCTGCTCGGCGGCCATTTGAGCCTGCTCCTGAGAAAACTCAGTTGCGGCTCTACCTTCCGCAGCCTGAGCTATCTTTAGATTGCTTTCGGAAACACCTGCTTGACGCTCGTTAACCGTTGCATTGCGTTCGTTAACCGCTGCGTTTCGGGAGTTTAGCTCGTTCTCTTCTTTCCACTGAGCAACGCGGTCTTCGTGCTCCTTAACCGACTGGCCGAGCCTGTCCCTATCTAGCTGAAGAGAGTCTTGCCGAAACCTGTTGTCACGCCTTTGTTGGGCAAACGCCTGAGCACCCTGCATACCTGCAAGCAAGCCACCACCAAAATCACCGAGTGCCATACTGCCCCCTTAAAACGCAAATGCCATGATAGCCATCGCGCCAAGGCTACCAACCGTTGAGTATGTGTTAGCGCGCGACTGCGCTCTGGCTGCTGAATACGCGTTTTCACGCTGCGTCTGATCAGCTGCAGCGGAGCCTAACTGGTTCTGAGAGGAACGATTTACGCCCTGCCCGATGTTTATTAAGTCACCTAATAATCGTGTGTTCGCTTCGCGTTGAGCAATCCGGGCGTCATTGACTGACTGTATCCCGCCGAGCGTATTTGCTCGCTGCAGTCTTAAACCCTGTTGCTGTCTCTGAGCTGGGGTTAAAGAAGCCCCGTATCGCGATGCATTCCTCGCCGATATACCAGATGCCAACCCCTGCGCTACTTCCACGTCTTCGCGCGCTTGGTCTATCAAGCTTGTATCGTTCTGGGCTTGGGCGATTAACTGGTCTTCAAAAGCTCCATAGTTGCGCTGGTAGTCGAGGTACTCATTACGAGTGATCTGCGCGTAGGCTGCCTCTGGGTCAGATACCGTAGGTAAGCTGGCTGAACCGACATTTTGGGTCTGGCCATATCCATAACCATACCCGCCGCCTCTGTTCGGCAGTCCGCCAACAGTGCCTCGGCTGTCGATACCCTCGACCATGTCAGGCGGTATCGCCATGCCCATGTTTGCTTGCATAACCATAACTAACCTCCGAAGAATCCTGAGTGGCCGAGACGGTTTTTAAACCCGGTGACCTTCTGCCCACCAGAGTCAACTGGGCTAAAGAACCCGCCGGTTACTGTTTTTGGCTCTGGCGGACCCATACCGTCTCCTGCCATCGCGCCGTCTACTTCTGCCGAAGTACCCATATTTTCAATGCCTTGCATAAGGGCCGCACCTGCGATCTTGCCTGCAGCATTGAACTTAGCTTGCGCCACCTGCTGCTTGGACTTAGCCCGCTGTAGGGCTTGAGAAGTTGCGAGCCGCGACGCTTGAGCCATGCCGCTCTGAGCATCCGCAGCTTGTCCTCGTGCGGTACCTAACACATTGGTGCGCATCGTGTTCTGGACATTTTTTGCGTTCGTATTAGCAACGCCGAGCTGCCCTTGATAGGCCTGCGCCATGTCGCCAGTAGCAGTAGAACTTTGAGTCTGCTGATAGTTTGGCTGCGAAGTAAGAGCCTGCATGGTGTCAGCGTTGGCCCGGCCTCGTAGCCCTGAAGCGACGTCTTCTGTCATGGACTGGTCACGCATCTGCTGCAGCAGGGGGTCGTACTTCTTTTTGAAGTTCTGATACTCAGCCATCGCTACCGATGCAGATGCTCTCTCTGCGGCTGAAGCCTCGTAATCTTGTTTTTTAGGTCCACTACCCATCGTTTAAGTCCTTCGAATAAACTACAGTTTCGATGTCCCATCCCAGCTCTGTTAGGTAGTTCTGCATCTTCGGAACTCTCGACCTAACAGTCAGCTTGCTATAACCAGCCTCCTTGGCAATCCGCATGAAAAACTCCTCATGCACACTGACCAGTCCTTGGCCTTGATAAACCGCTGCGGCAAGCCAAACCAATAACGACCGCTCTCCGCTATGTGGGTCTGTCTCACCTGTGGTGACTACAAACCCTTCGTCCGTGGTCCAAAGGTGCGCCTGCTCATTAGTACATGCGGCGTATACGTCCTCTGGCCTAAAAGATAGGTACTTATCCTCGGCGAGGATGCCCTCTATCCCCGGCTTAACCCAATTCCACTCGCGGCGTATATCCGCGAACACAGGATCAGCGCGTTTCTCTTCCATATCTATTTCTCTTCCTAGATAGCGGTGCATACAGACCGCCGTACTTCACCTTCCTAGCTACACCTTCATCAGCGTGGCGAGCGCGTCGCTCCGCATTACCCATGTGCTCATTGAATAATGACCCGTAGACTTGCGCTCCTGCGAAGTCGGTCCAGTCTTTACTTGGGAGACGCAACAAACGGAACAAAGCGCCCGCTACAATCGCGTCCCTGTAGTCATTCATCACGTCGTCGTCACATGCAGTAGACTGATGCGTAGGCTTAAGCTGCACACGAAGTACTGTTGATGACGCTTTTGTCTCGTTGGGCACTGGTACCAACCAGAAAATCGACTGAGACTGCTTTACGTAGTACTCAGGCTCACCGTAATAGTTGCTGTCACGCCATTTAGGCTTGCGCTGCTCCAGCAGATTCGTGCTGATCGGCTCTAGGTCTCGGCCTTCATGCACTACCCACATGATTTTGTGTACAGCGGTCTGGTTAGGCGCTTCGAGATCGTACTCAAAGATGCCGTTCACCGTGGTAACGGGGTCTAGCTCTGCTTGATAGACGCCTGTCTTCTCACACAGCTCGATAACAGCTGACCGAATGTTGTTTTCAATCAGCGTATCGGGACAACCCGGAACCATCGGGAGGATCTCTGGCAGCAAGGACTCATATGCTATAGCCATGCTTTACCCCATAGGTGTCGTTGGCGCGGGTCGGTTCTGATCTACGTTTGGTGTAGTTATAGCGTCGACCTGACCTTTACCTGTCACTGACGCGGTGAAGATCTGGTAGTGGTTAGCAGCACGCTGTGAGTTGCCTGCATACTCTGCGTCTTTCATGTATGCCATATAGAGAACGTAGTTCATGACTGCGTTGGCATAGATGTCGGGGATATCGAGGTTATCTGACTGTGCGACCGCTGAGGGGTTCGCAGAGTAGATGATTTCTAGATAAGAGGCACCACTAACACCGGGGTAAACGTAGAAGTTACGTGGGTTAGCCTCGTCGTATATGTAGTGCTTGATGACAGACGTATGCGCCGCGTCGCCGCCGACCGTAGGGTCGTGCCAGTCAGGTGTCTGAGCGTCGAGTACTTCGCGCGAAACCAACCGAACTGATCGCTTACCAGTGCCATTAGAAGCAGCAGACATGTTCCGTACTGCGCGCAACAACCGGTTGCCGCCACTAGGAATGGTTTGTTTGGTGCCTGTCACAAGAGTAACTGTTTCGTTCTTCGCTGATGAATCTGGCTTCAGAAGAGCGATCTCTCGCTGTGCGTCATTGATCCACAGCACCAGCTCACTGACTACTGGCCAGCGAACGCCTGTGGTGTCTTGCAGCGTTGTTTGAACGCGGTCGATAACACTTTGTACTGTGACTGACATATATACCTCTTACGAGTTTAGGGCCGTTTCCCAAGCAGCGAGGCGCTCGTCTGTTGACACAGTGCGCCCTACAGCTTTGTTGACGACAGCGGCCTTTGGTGTGCCATCGGCCTTAAAATTCTGGGGGTCACCGTCTTTGATCAGCTCTTGCATCACAACGACGACTTCGTCGGTATTTACAGGCTCCTCGTAGTCTTCATCAGCTACAACCTCTACCCGACCTTCAACTTGCTTTGCGCCCATTTGCATGGCCATCAAACCAATCTCTTCCGCTACCTCGCGAGGCTCGCCTGCTTGAAACAAAACAACTGCTCCAGAGGTCAACGCGATGCGGAGATCCTGTTCACTAACTACCTTCATTCTGACTCCTTAGAAGAAGTAAGCCCCTCCGAAGAGGGGCTTGTCTGCCTTACTGCGCAGTGTCTAGACAGATCACGCCAAAGTCTTGGACTGATCCGCTAATGTCGCTGTTGTACTTAGGCTTGCGAAGGCCGAAGATCTTACCGATTGAGATACCAGCTTGGTTCTCGTAGTCGAAAGTATCTTCAACGATATCGGGGAGACCGATATCAGCCATTGCGAGTGACTGAGCACCACAGAACAGAGCACGTGCGCCGCTTACGTCTGCGTCTGCGCCCCACTTGTAACCAGCCGCGCCAGCGTTTGAAGAAGTACCAGAGGTAGCGCCTTCAGTGCTGAATACGTGACGGAACTCGTGGATCATGACGCCATCTACCATCAAGCTCGCAGAACCTGAGAACAGAGAGTTAGATGCGCCGCGAACGCCAGCGTTACGTACGTTAGCCAAGAAGTCCGAATCGAGCTTCAGGTTGGCCATTTGCTGTGGAGTAACGAACATGTGGAAGATCTCGTCGTTACCAGCGCCTCGGATACCACGGATGTAGTTGTCCTTAGCGTATGCCTTCAGCTCAACAATGTGCTTGTAGCCAAGCTTGTCAGTAGCTGTAACAGCAGTAGTGTCGCCAGCAGCAATGCTGGTGCCTGAGATACGACGGTGACGATCGCCAGTAGGCGCAGATACGTCAGATGCGAACTCAAGGTCAACCAACTCGTGACCTGCAGATGAAGAAGTAGCGCGAAGGCCACCGTTTGTCTTGTGCGTGTACGCAACACCAGAAAGAGTTAAGAACGAGAGCTGATCCATACGGTCGGCCATTGCATAAGCAAGTGCGTCGCGAGACTGCTCACGGAAGTTAACTACAGTCTTCTGGTCAGCCATGCGGCCAGCGATACGGTTAGCGAATCGGAGCTGGTCCAACTCGATAGTGATATCGTAGGCGCGGAGTGCTTCTTCGTTGCCTTCCAGAGTGTTGTCACCGGTAATACCGTCACCAGTCATATCAGCAAGCAAGGTGATGTTCGCCTTGGTTCCTTTCTCTGACTTAGTGAGTTCAGTTACGCGCTGAACGAGAGCGTTTTGACCAGTTCCTGCGAACTGATTGACGAAAGACATGTTGCGTGCAACACGCCAGAAATCCCGTGACCAAGTCTGTAACTGGTCGCCGGAAAGCATTCCAAAGTTTGTAAGAGCCATGATGGGCCTCCATTAAATTGACAAATAAATACATGCAGCTGTGCTGCAACTATTAGCCGACTTAAAGGAGCGGCTAATCCGTTTCCTCGTATCGTGAGGCGACGAACTAGCGCTTTGTTTACGAGGCGCGACCTCGGCTTTTTTTACGCCTCTGCAGGCGAGATTCGTTTTTAACGCCTACGGGGCGATCAACTATCGTGCTGACGGACGAATGTACTTCGTATATTAGCGTCACTAATATTAAGACGCAAGCACTACTTCTTCCTGCGTCTTCCTGACGCTGTAACGGCATGCTTAATCTTAGCGGGGCCAGTCTTACGCCGGGCAGATGACGCCTTTTCTGCTTTCGTCATTTTCGCTGCGACGGCTTTTGGCCTGCACGAAGGGTAAGGGCGTTTGCTCTTCCCTTTCGCGGACTTACGGCCACAGGGTTTACCGGTCTTTACGTCGACCCAGCCCTCTTTGAACCATTTCCTAAGGGCAGCGCCCTTCTTACTTTTTCTTACGGCCACTTTTGTTACCCCAATTCTTAGCACCTACTTTTCGGCACTTGGCAACTGCACCTGACGCGTACGCCGAGGGCCAAACCTTGTAACGGGCCTTGACCTTCTTAGCGCATGCATCGCTCGCCTTCTTCTTTTTTGCTGGCATCACTTACTACTCACTGGTTGAGTCGTCATGAAGCGCAAAACCACGATACCGCTGGCCATTGCGCACCCGATCATTGCCTGAACTGCCGGATTTGCCGGTAAAAACCCGATAAACCCCTGCAATACTGAGAGAACTGCGATCGCAACGCCGTATTGCACGGTTCGTGACTTAAATGCCTGTTTTACGTGTGCCGGGATCATACTAATACCTCTTCTTTCGTCGAGTTGTGGACTTTTTCTTTGGCTTCTTTTTGCTGCTTTTGCTGCAGCTGCAAGGTTTACCGTTATGCATGCTAGTAACTCCGAGCTTTGCGTGCTGGGGCTTTGGCTTTAGACCGTTTCTTACACTTACCAGCCTTCTTACAGGCTGCTTTGGTTGTACAGGTTGCACAGGGCTTAAACATGATTAACTCCTTACCATTTCTTGCACGACCAATACCGTGCAGTTAGTTTGCTAGGTGGACTTGTGTCACATCGGTGCCGTGCCCTGAACGACTTACGTCGTCCGGGCTGACTTTTCTTGATAGTCATCTTGGCGTCGCCAAAACGAATGGTTTTTGTCTTATCACCCTGTTTTGCAACAACTACGAACTTTTTGGTCGGGTGACTCGGCGTTCGTTTCGGCTTGTTGTAGCCACTTACGCCTGCTCGCGCTAACTTCGGGTCTTTCTTGGCTGGCATTACAGGATATCTCCGCGTAATCGTCTCAGCGTTGCTTCCGGCAGTGCATTGAACTCGTCTTCCGTCATGGAAGCGATGTCTAAGGCTTTCTCTCCACGCGCAGTCGACGACTCGCCCGGCATTTCGGGTGGTTGTGACTCTGCGGCTTTAAGTTTTCGGCTAACTTCGGCTCTTTTCTTAGCAACTTCGTCTACGCGCGGCGCAGTTTCGCCGGAAAGCGATGGAGCTGCGGCTGTTTCAGCCATATCAACCAAGTCATACTCGCGAAGTACGAATTTTGCGGCTTTTGTAAGCGCTGCAACGGGGTTTTCGCCCTTCATCATAAACGCGTCGCGCAAATCGATGACTTCTTGGGTGTAGCCTTCGTTGTATTGATCGGAATTTCTGTCAAAAACCGGGAAATTGTCCTCTAATTCCGATGCAGCCTGCTGCAAAGCAGTCGCTTGCTGGCTTTGAGACACAGATTCGCCGATTTTCGAGCTAAATTCGTACTCCAACTGCGCTCTTTCCGCCGTTCGGATCTCTTTTCGGAGAGCTGCAGCCTTCTGAGCCTCGCCATCGAGCACTAAATTCTGATATTCGACCTCTTTCACATCAAAATCGTAGGCTTCGGGGGCTTCGCCCGGCTCCTGCTTCTGCGCTCGTAGCTCGTCGAGCTGCTTTTCTAACGCTTTCTGCTTGGCCAACACCTCATCAAGGCGCGATTTAGGCACCATGTGCTTGCGTGGTTCTTCGGTAGTAGGCTCTTCTACTGCTTCAGTAACCGGCGTTTGGTCGCCGATAGAAGGTGAATCGTCTTCTGACACAGGTTCTTCAGCTTCCGCAACAGCTTCAACTTCAGTTTCTTCAGCTTCCGCAACAACTTCTTCATCTTCTGGCTCCTCCACGGGGTCTTCGCCCAATCCAAAGTTCAAATCAAGCTGCTCTGCAGCTGAGTCTTCAGGTGCATCTGATCCGGGCATGCGGTCATACACCAATTCGTCTTTCTGCTCTTCGTTAGACATCTCTCAATCTCCTATTGATTTATCGGGGGCCGAACATTCGGTATATCTACTTGTTGCGGCTGTTGCTGCTTTGCAGCGGTTTGCATTGCTGTAGCAGCAATTCGGGTTGCAGCAGCAGTTTCCTGCTGCGATCTGCGTGTCTCATTGGTGAGATCAGACAGTTCACGGCGCAGACTAAGCTCGCGGTTCTTCATCTCAAGCTGCGCTTGCAGTTCTGTCATGCGCATCTGAGGCTGAACCTCGGCTGTGTCTTGTACCTTGGCGATGTTGACCGCTGCTTCCGACTGCAGCTTGCGTACTTCAGCTTCGAGCTTGGCAATTTCAAGCTGCAGCGTCTGCATAGCCATCTGCTGCTGCATCGCGGCTACCTGCTGCTGCTCTGGTGTCTGTTCTACACCGGTCATCATGCGGATACGCTTGGCAAGCTCGCCTTTCTTAGCAAGGTGCGAGTACTCGATAATGGCGTCATCTGGGATGGCCACGCCGACCTGACGCAAGTTAAGCGCCTCTGCGAACTGCACTTCATCAAACGAGTCACGGGCGGGTGCTGTGGCGATGACGACATCGTACTCACCCAGCGTTAGGTCATTTACGATCTGACCCTGCGGCGTCATCTGGTTGATAACCATTTCTTCGCGAGGCTGGAGCGGGTCGCTGTCATCGGTAATCATGATGATGCGCTGCTCCGTGTAGAACGTCTGGATGAGATCGAGGATACGCTCAGCTAGGTACTGTCGAGTCTTCCGCAGATTATCGAGCGGCACCTGAATCATGATCGCGCCACGATTCTGCTTAGCCTGAATAGCTACACCTGATACTTCAGCACTGTCAGTGCCGAGCATCGAATCATTGATACCAGAGATCGCCTTGATGTTAAGCGCAGCTTTTTGGCTGATGCGATCTAGGCCGGTGGGGATCTGGTTAGGCTGAATCTTCTGCGGAGGCTGTGAACCACGGTTGTACTCAAGCACGAGTCCTGTTTCTGCACCGTGCTCCTCTAAGTCATCAGCTTGCATCCCGACTAGTGATCCACTCTCCACGACCCATCCGCTGTTGGCGGTGGTGTTAACGATGTGGAGTTCTTGGCTCGCTATCTTGTTGAGCTGCTCCTGTGGACTAAGGAGATTGCGGACCATGCCAAAAGGACGACCCCTACGGAAGTAAGCGAAATAAGGAACAATAGTGAACCCATTGTAAGGAGACCAATCGTCGTGAAGAACGACGTGATCGCACGTAACGGTCCAACGAACCTTGCGCTTAACCTTTGAAATAATGTTGAGGCCATATTCCTTGGCGAACTTCTTAGCTTTTCTGTCGTTCCATGCTTCTGGTACATCTCTCTGGTCTCCTGTATCAGGGTCCACGAAACAATCTACCCGATGCATGCGACGGTGCTGACGCTCAATGACCCGCAAAGCCCTAATATTGCGATACTCATCATCTCCGGGTGGTCCTGCGCCCAGATAATCGTCAGCAGAAGACAGATCGCCGAAGCGGTTCTCTTCATACTCGATGGAGTCCCGGCCCATACCCGCGCCGTTTTCCGCAATAAACTGCAGCTGCTCAGCCTTTTTCTTGCCGTACAGCTCTTCAATCTCATCTAGGGTCATCCATTTGGTCTCAAAGACCTCGTTCCACGATTCGGGGTTCTGGTCCTTGGCATCTGGATCAATGAGGATGTCTAGTGGATCTTTAGCCGTGATTCGTATTTCACCCTCCACGTGATCGGAGAAGTCCATACGGCAGTCAAAGTATCCGCGCCCATCGAGGATGAGGCCGTCTGAGAACACTTGCTGCTCGATCCAGTCGAGCTTGTTGTTGTCTGCAATCTGCAGGTACAACTTGGTCAGCGTGTGTGCGACTTCAGAGTCGCCGTTGCGACGTGGTTTAAACTGCACATCTGCACGGCGCGTGGACTGTTCTCCAAGGACCGTGTTCACTGTTGGTAACACAGTGTTGATGGTCAGTGCAGGACGGCCCTCGGCTTCTAGCTGAGCAATGTCATCGGGATCCCACTGGTCACCGCGATAGAAAGCATCGCAGCGCTTTGCGTTTTCAATATAGTCGAGGTGCCCATTGTCGCGGGCACGCACGTAGCGATCCCATTGGCCTGAAGCGATTTCTGCCTCTTCACCGGGGGAAAGTCGTTTCTTTGGGTTGGCCATAGTTATGCACTCATCGCAGATTTATTGCGCTCGGGTTTCATGAGGTGGTTAAGACGGTCTCGCCATGACGGTTCACGGACCACGGCGGGTGCTTGGTAACTAGCAAACTCCGTCATCATCAAACCTAGCCACGCGAGCGCGTCGACTTGGTCGTCATGCACCCCGTTCGGAAAACGTAAGAGTTCTGCGACTAACGGGCCGGTGAATAGTTCATCACGGGGGAGGAACACCATCCCCTGCTGCATACGGCCTTGGATCGCTCTAGCACGGGCTTCTTTATCCCGCCGCCCCGTCTTGAGGTCTTTGAAATAGGCTTCGTACAGTCCGCGCTCTCGGACGCGCTTCTCTAGGAACGGACCAAGGGCCATCTCGATGTGGCCCTTTTCTATACCGATGATGGATGGGTGCCACGTCTCGTATAGGTCGAGTATCTGCTCCACGAGTTCAAAGCCATCAAAGCGGCCACGCACTACGTCCATTACAAATAGTTGGTCGTACTCGTTAACCCCGATGACCATGCCGACTGAGTAGTCGTTGCGGTCACGCTTACCGATCGCCAAGTCCCACGCGGCGTAATAGCGCATGGCATCTAGGTCGACCTCTTCAGGGTCGTAGTAACGAATCATGTCGCGGGTGAAGTAGTCACCGTCATCCGCAACTGGGTTCTGTTGATACAGCGCCGACCAGTCTCTGGGGCCGACAGCTCGTTGAATACGTTGCAGCGAGTCGACGTCGTACCGCTCTGGGTGTAACGCGTCGCCTAGCTCTCGGAACTCTTCGTCCTCTTCTGCTATGGCAGGGTAACGAATGACTTCCCACTCGTCGCCGCCGTCAGTAGAAGCTTTGAGCAAGCGGCCTGCTAAGTCATCATCATGCCAACGAGTGAGAATAACAAGTACTCCACCACCCGGAGCGAGGCGTGTGTAAGCAGTACTAGTATACCAATCCCAAGAACCATCCCGGTTGTTCTGGCTTTCAGCATCCTCTCGGTTCTTGACGGGATCGTCGATAAGAAGAATGTGCGCTCCCTTACCCGTAATACCACCTCCGACACCAGCTGCAACGTAACCGCCGCCATTTGTAGTAAGCCAAGCTTCCGCAGACTGGCTGTCAGGATCGAGTCGAGTCTGAAACGCAGTTTTGTAAGTAGACTCGCGGAGGAGTTGTCGCACCTTTCGGCTGAACCCCATAGCAAGCGAACCCGAATACGAGCAACTAATAAATTCGTGGCTAGGATTTCGGCCCAGATGCCAAGCCGGGAACGCAACCGACGCAAGCGTAGACTTTCCGTGACGCGGTGGCATAAACAACATAAGCCTTGGGCTTTTCTTGTCCACCACGTCTTGACTGAACTTTTCGAGTCGTCGGCATATATCTTTGTGTACCCAGCCAGCCGAGTAGTCAGGGTTAAATCTCTCAACAAATGGTAGAAGCCGCTTGCGGGTGAGGAAACGTAGTGCGAGTTCTGCTTTTGCTTTGTCTTCAAGTGACGCCTCCTCTTCTTCTATCTCTACATCAGGAGCAGTTGGGGGTGGTAACGCTTCCGCATCGTCCGCTTTACAATAGACACACAGCCCACTTACCTCGTCTGCATACAAGGTTTCGGGGTGTAAGTTCTTACA